CGCAGGTCGCGTTGAATCATCCACGCTGCGCCAACGCCCATGTCGGTGCTGAATTGGTACGCCCCGCGATACTTCCCCGTGCCGGTGTTCGCGTTGTAAGCGTCACGACTTTCATGCCAGATGATGCACTGACGTATTGATTCGTGTGCTTTGACGTAGTGTTCCCCGATGTAATTACTTGACCCACTGTTTTGATAAGCGCGATCAACAATCGGGTCAGTGATGTGCGCAGATGTTGTTGCTGGCAATGCCAGCACCGCGGTCAATGCCACGGTTGCCAACATCATGCGCCTGACCTAAGTTCGGCAACGGCAATGTCAATGTAGTTTTCCATGGCCGCCCGTCCCATGTCATCTGCCAACTTTTCAGCCCTGATTGCGCATTGTTTCCAATGCCGTAACTCGGCGGTGGTGCTGCCTTTGCCTAGCCAATACGCCGCAGCTGCAATGCTTATGATCAACAATGTGGTACCAATGAACTCGGACATTTGTGTCCCCTTTCGTTTTCGTTGTGTCCATGACTACACGCCGGCGCTATCCTCTGTCAATAGCGACACGCCGGAAACGCAAAAACGCCCCCCGCCGACCTTGTGGGTCAAACGGGGGGCGTTACGTCACCGGCGAGAGGTACCGGAAATCTTTATTTATTCGTCATCGTCACTAAACCAATCCTCTTGGACAAGTTCGGTGGCAAGCTCTAAGTGGGCAGTGAATCCCATTGGTGGTGAGGGCTGTTCCTGCGCCAACTCCATTGTCGGCGCGGGCAGGGCTAAGGCAATGGATGCAGCAAGGCGGGTCAATTCTTTGATCTGGCGCACAGTGACCTCGACACCCTGGGTCTTGATCACGACCTCGCCGATGGTCACGGTGACCTTCATGGCGCCAACCGATCTGCCAGCCCGATGTAGGCCACGGCGTCAACGTAGTTGTCACGCACGGTGACGCCTGAACCGATGCGCCCAATCTTGACCAAGGCCATCATCACGGCGACGTCGTGGGCGCCTAGGTCTTTGCCAAGGTATGCCGACCAAAGCGCCGCTATGCGCCCTAGATTGTCCTCTGGGGCGCCATATTGGGCTTGTCTGTCGGTGCTGGTGAGATGCCGGGCTTGGTCATAGATGTCGCGCACAGGCTTCCCTTCCATAACAATTTGATAACATTGGGGGAATAGTGTCGCATTGTGTGCCAGATAGTGTATTGTTCTATTTGTAGCCACAAGGTTACCGACAAAAGGGGAACGAAATGAGCACCAAGACAGCGCAGCAGATTATCGTTGGCATCAATTACGAAATGCGCACAACAGCAATGATGGAGACATATCGGGGTATTGCTTGGACTGCTGACCTCATTCTCAATGATGTCAAAGTTGGCATGATAGAAAATTATGGTGATGGCGGTTGCGACATTGTAAGATTTGACAAGCCGATTGCTCGCAAAGCGTGGATGGCGTACGTAAACGAACGCTTTGACAGTAATGAGGAATTGGCAACCGCACACCTTCTTTTCCAAGAGGATGCAATGAGCATGTTTGGTGAGGGTCTTGATGACTGAAACTATTGGCACCATGAAAGTTGGTTCGTTGTTCACGGGCTATGGCGGTTTGGACATCGCTGTTGGTGGCGAGTTGGCTTGGTATGCAGAGATTGAACCAGCAGCCTGTCAAGTCCTCGCACATCATTACCCCAACATTCCCAACCTTGGGGACATCACAAAGATTGACTGGGATGATGTTGAGCCAGTTGACGTGATCACTGGCGGTTATCCCTGCCAGCCATTTAGCCATGCAGGAAACAGAAAAGGGAAAAACGATGTCAGACACTTATGGCCAAACGTCCTTGACGCCATTCGCGCAATACGACCAACCTACGCGATCTTGGAGAACGTCAGCGGTCACCTCACTTTGGGCTTTGCCGATGTCCTCGCCGACCTTGCCGAAATCGGGTGGGATGCGGAATGGGGAACTTTTCGAGCGTCCGATGTTGGCGCTCCCCACCTTCGGGAACGCATCTTTATCATTGCCCACACCTCACGCGGGATTGGGGGAACGGGGCAGGGACGGGATCATCAAGAATCCGAAGGGGCAACAGGACTTGCAACACACGTTGGCGCATCTGTTGCCAACACCAGCGGTGATGGACATGGGCAGCAACTACACGCCAGAGGAATCGCAGGCGTGGAAGGACAAACAACGGGCAGCACACAACAACGGGAACGGACACGGCGCAAGTCTGACGCAGGAAGCGTTGACGATGCTGCCGACACCGACAGCACAAGCAGCGAAACACGCACTGGACGACAGGGGCGAGGGGACACCGGACGATTTCAACCTGTGGAGTGTGGCGGGTCGGTTGCTGCCGACACCGACATGCAGACCGGACGCAAAACAGTCAGCGGGGTACAGGCCGTCATTGTTCCAAAAGATAGAACAAGATTTGACGCTGAAATTTCCCGAATAGATTGGGGAAAGTACGCCCCAGCCATCGCCCGATGGGAGTCTGTTTTAGAACGCATCGCCCCTGACCCTGTTGTGATGCGCAGCGACAAGCGCCGCCTCAACCCTCGCTTCGTTGAATGGATGATGGGTTTGCCTGATGGTTGGGTGACCGGTCACGGGCTAAGTGCCGCCAAGGAATTAAAAATGTTGGGCAACGGCGTTGTCCCTTTACAGGCTTACGAAGCAATCACGCAACTACTTAAAAGGACACAACAATGACCGCATCAACTGGCGATCTATTGGCACTGCAATGCCAAGGCAATGCTTACGCCATAGCCAAAGGTAACGAGCGCAAACGGTTCAACGAAACCGCCGCCCTGATCCGCGCCGCCCACAACAATGGAGCAACCCAGCGCCAGATCGCCACGGCGGTCAAGTGGCACCGGCAAACGGTGGCGCGGGTTATTCGTGGCGAGGTTGACGCCCGATGCACGGCGCCCCTTGACCTTGTGGAGACTAACGAAATATAGACTGCGCCAGCACGACATCAACGCCGCCGGTGAAGGGAAGCGCCGGCGGTGTTGTCATGTCAGGACACTACCGACAACGGTATTGTTGCGCCGATACGCCAAGGCGTATCACGCCGGCCTTGTCGCGCCAGACTTCAACACTTTATTCCACGCACCACAATCAGCGCACTGCACCAACGGCCACGCTGCAGACTTTGACCGCGTGACACCGTGAGCAACGAGCCGCGATAAACCGCAGGCGTAGCAGCTCGACAGGTCACCTGTCCACAAACCTGCATGAGGCGACTTAATCCACGGCGCCAGCAACGTGAACAGTTGCTCTGTGATCACAACGTCTTGGATGTTGTAACGCCGAAACTTCTCCCAGGCTTTGGGATCGTTTTGCATAACGTCATTCCACAAGGCTTGGCCGCCGGTGTCTAACTTGGTCTCAAGGCCAACGGCGTTGGTGACGTAGCCCAATTTATTGGACATCATTTTGAAGTTGCGCCGCATCACGGTGAGCAGGTCAATGTGCTGCACCGGCGATGGCGGCACTAAGCCGGCCAACATGAACTCCCGATTGATATGTTTCATATCGAAGTTTTGATGGTTGTAACCAACGACAATGTCAGCATCGTTGAGCATGTCCCAAATCGTCTGCACCATGACTTTCTTGCCGTCATGGAACTCGGATGCAAACGTGGTGGACTTATCGCCTAGCCACTTGCCGGCGAAACACAACATGCGCGACGGCGCAACAATCTGCGACACCGACACGTTGACGTCCCACAAACCCCAGACGTATGCCAACGCCGGTGACGTTTCAATGTCAATGGTCAACACTTTCGGCGTGCGGCTCATACCCGCCAGCGCCTCGGCCAAAGTCATGGTCTCGAACAACGACCCTGGCGGTGTTCGTAAATGCTGTTTTTGTTCACAGTGAGTCCATTCTTTTCGCAGACGTCAACGATCACGCGCACACTAAGTTCGCGGTTATCAATCGCCGCCTGCAACGCTTCACGATCAGGCGCATCTAAGGACGCTAACGTCCTACATGTGTGACAACGTAGCGGCCTATTGCCAGCAGCTGCAAAGTCCTTGGCAAGATTCACTTGCCGGCCAATGCTGCCGCCCACGCTCGGCGTTGTTTCAACGTCTTTCCAAGGATCGGCAGCGGCCACAGTTGACCGTCCTTTTCGGCGCTGGCATTGAATGAAATATGGACGTGCTGCTCATGTCCCCATGATCCTTTGCGCCACTTAAACCATGTTGACTTGTACGTTCCACTGGCCAAGGCGTTCTCATAGACAACATATTTCACGCGATCACTGCCGGGCAAACCTGACCGGGCATAGGCAAGAATCTGATCCGCCAGCGCCTGCGCGTTGCGACCATTGCGCCAACGACCTTTACCAAAGGACTCGGTGATGTCAATGGCATGAACCCAGCCATTCTTGTCGGCGTTGTGATCCGACGCATTTCCGCGAGCTGCATGGGCAGCATCGCCCACCCACCCATCAGATGACTTATCTCTGCCGGGGAACCGTGCATTGATTTGATCTCGTAACGTCACGCCACCTGCAACTAATTTTGCCATGATGATCCTCTCGTTGTGTTACTTGCGAAACTGTGCGCTGTCTTTGTCACCAACACCGGTGGCGATGATGCTCATCAGCACCGATGTCACAGCCGCCAACGCAGCAACGCTGCCAGCCTGCACCCAATCCACTGCCAACACGCCGGTGACATCGGTTGCCCATAACGCCAACAACGCCTGCGCCGCCGTGCGAATGGCGCGCTCTGCTGCATCTTTCCAAAATGTAATCGTGAACATGGTGACTCAATCCTTTAGATGCCAAGTAATGTGATCGTCAACTTTGTGCCTAACCTCGATGACATCACGCTCGATGCGGTTCAGTTGATCCTTCACCGAGGTGCCCCCATTAGGTTTCAACGTGTTCTGCATCGCAATCACTGCGCGAATAATCCACAACAGCCCCGCCAAAATCGCAGCCGACACGCTGACCGCGACAGCGATCAACGCAACAACTTCGCCGGCGCTCATGCCGGAATCACAGGCCACACTGCAATGCGTGGATCGGTAGTGTTGTCGGGCAGGTCACGCAATGCTTGACGGTAAGTCGTCCACGGCGCCTGATCCCACGGTGCATCAGGCACCATGCGGTGATCTGACTGCGCAAGCAAACCGTCACGGCGTAGGCGCAGGCGTTCCCAAACCCATTCGGTGGGGAGTTGATCCGGCGCTACTTGATCAATTGGACTGCCGTAATTCCATGTCATCATGCCACCACATAACTTCCTGCTACAAAAGCGGAGTCTCCATTTGCCCATGTGAACGGTTTTGTATTGATGACTGATTCAATTCTACCGTTCGCAAAAGTTGAGTTGATAGCGTTCATCTCACAAACGCTTGTACTGGTTGCCGCGATCCCTTGCCCGAAAAATTGCCCAGCGATGCTTGTGTCAACAAACCTGCCAGCAAATTCAATGTTTCCGGAGGCGCGAGCAATAGGCAACCCGACCTCTAAACCACCCGGCCCGCCGCCAAATGTACTGGTACTTCCAAAGACAACGGTGGCAGTGAAAAACACAAGATTCCCATACTGCGAAAAAAATCCAGTTGACGTACCGTTGCCCAACGCCCAACCAGTTCCGCCGACCGTTGGCGTGTACGCAGTTCGGACGTTGGTGACCATCGGCTTAAACGCTGACCCATTCCAGAACTGAAATAGATCGGTGTCAGTTTCGTAAATCACCATCCCCTCATTTGGTGAGGACGGTCGAGTTGCTGCCGTGCAAACAATCACTGACTGGCGCATCAGGAAAGTGTTGACATCAGACGAGGTAAGAACGCCGGGGGCAAAGGTTTTGAAGGCCATTAGATCAACTCCATTTCATCAATCGTCACAATAAGTCCACCGTCAACAACGTCACACGATCCATCGGGAAACCGCGAGTCATCCCACTCGAACGTGGCAGGGTCGTCATCTAACTCCACAGGTTCACCCAGGGTAACGCCGTTGAACCCGTAACCTTTTGGGTCAATCGTTAATGCTCGCAGCGTTCCCATTTATGACAACCTCGATTGATAGTAGGCGGTTATTTGATTGATCTCTGTTGCGGTCAGTGCGCGGCGAAACAACGCCACCCCGATCAGTTCTATGTCGGCGTATTCAGTACCAGCGCCAGACAATCGAGCAATTCGCAAAACTTCGGCATTCGACAGGCTGCCCGTTGTCGTGTCAGTGATTGCCGTGCCCGGCGTTCCGTTGAGATACACGGTGAGATTGTCTGCCGCGACATTGCGAACCGCTGCGGTGATTGTCAATTGGCCTGATGTGCGTGAACCTGAAACCGCAGTGATCCCAGCCGTGCCGTCGCCGATTTGAGCTTGTCCTTCCAATGCAGTGCTAGAGCCGCCGGAAAGTGAATAGCCTTGTGTCGTGTTTGTTGTGTTTGCTTTTTTTGCAATCAACGTGTCATTGGTTCCCTGAGTTGCCCACGGTCTATGAATCGCAACTAATGTGAACGAATCCGCCGCCCCGAAATCAAGCAACGCGTTGTCGGCAACTTCCATGTAGTCATCAGTGCCGAACAGCCACACTGAGGACACGACCGCGACAGACTTACGACCAGCGGTGCCACGGTTGATAGTTACCGTTTGCCCTGTGAGCGCCGTGAACGATGTCGCTGCGCCAGTGGTGATGACGCTGGTATCAACGTCAAGGACTGTTGTGCCACCAATGCCGTTGAGTATTTGGGCGCGGTATACCTTCAGGGCAGTGCCAGCAGTGCCAGAGCCTGTTGCGCCAATGCCGACCGTTCCAGTACCGGAAAAAACTGAGGTGACGGCTGCCGTGGTGACAGTGGCCCCCAGTTGCGTCCAAGTGACGGCATCGTCAGAAAGAAAGAACTTCACATCGTTGCCGCTCGCGCCATTGTTCACATCCATCGTGGCGCGAATCCACTTGATCGTGCCGTCAGTAAGTCCAGTGACAACAGTGGATGTTGCTGATTTTGCTGTAGTTCCGTTTTCAGACCAGCGCAAGATTAGCACTCCGGTGCTATCAACATATAACTCATATGACAGGTTGCTAGCCGTGAACTTTGACACGGCCCGAGTTAGGGTGGCGGGAGTCCAGTCGTCCATCTCAATCCATGCACGGACGTCGAAGTCACCCGTAATGTCTAACGCAGCCTCATCAGGGACGCTCAAGAAGTTACTTGTCACCCCCGGCAGATAAACGTAACTCCCTGCGTTATCACCCGGCCAGTCAAGTAACTCCGCGTCATTGGAATCGGCGCTAGTCGTGGAACCGTTCTGCCCGTTCAACACTGCGCCGCCGGTGCCAAGGTTGATGATTGTTTGTGTCATTAGTACGTCAACTCCGATGTGTCGAG